AGAGGCAAATCTAAAAGAATTAAAAGAGCAAGAAAAACAATTAAATAATTTTACTATTCCTGAACTTATGGAAAAGATGAATTTAAGTACTCTTAAACTTAAAGATGGTTCCGAATTATCTGTTAAAAAAATTTATAGCGCCACAATAAAAGCTGATAAAAAAGCTGAGGCGATACAATGGCTTCGAAATAATGGCTTAGGTGATATTGTGAAAAATGAAATCACAGTTAACTTTGGTCAAGGCGAAGAAAACAAGGCTGCAGAATATGCTAACCTTGCAAAAGAGTCTGGTTATGAACCTTCTCAAAAAGAAGCAGTTCATGCCATGACTCTTAAAGTAACCATGGAAGATTGGAAGAACAAAGGTAATGAAGTTCCAGAAGATCTTTTTTGGACGTTTGATGGAAATCAAACAAAAATAAAAAATAAAAAATAAACCAATAACTATATATAGGAGTAAACATATATGAGTAATAATACAGACATGGTTCAAAAGAATAGTGCAGGTGCACTATCACCAGTAAGCTTAAGATCCGATGCAGGAAAAGGTACGGAGGAATTAAAGTCCAGTGATAAATCAACTGTGATTTTAAAAATCCTTCACCAATTATCACCTGAGTGTAACACAAGAAACGCTAAATACGTTGAAGGTGCTAAACCTGGAATGATATATTCTGGAAGTATGGGTAGTTTAATTGATGGTGATAAAGGACTAGAAGTAGTTGTGTGTCACACTCACACTAGATATCCAGAATGGCAAGAGAGAGGAGACAGTGCAGCAGCACCAGTCGGTACTCACATCAATCCACCTGCGGATGCAGTAGAAGAAAAAAATGGTAAGTACAGATTATCTAACGGTAATTACTGTGAAAAAACTATGTATTTCTTTGTACTAGCATTAATTAACGGTGAAGCGAGAAGAGCAGTTATCACTATGAGATCATCTAACTTAACTCCAGGTAGAGAGTTAAATGATTTAATTGATAATCTTAGAGTAAAAGATGCTCAAGGTTCATTTAAACCTGCAGCATTTGCAGCAGTCTTTAATCTTAAAACAGTTGGTAAAAACTGGGGAGATAAAAGCTGGCACGTCTATAAACCTAGTAAGGTTAGAATGTTAGATGTATCTAAGCCAGAAGATTTATCGATCTATGAAACTGCAAAAAAACTTCAAGAAGAAGCTTTTGCAGGTGCAGCGAAACCTAAGTATGAACAGGTTGCATCAACTAAGAGTAAAGAAGACATTATCTAGTTTCCCTTTGGGGAATGCTGGCCAAGCAGAGGCGCTGAAGGGAGACTGGAGGCGCCTTAAAAACAGGGATGGGAATGAAAGATTTTATAAAGTATTTTACAGGGTTAACACGTAATTATGGTGTCTGTAAAATAAACGAGGGATACGTAGATCCAGAAACAGGTAAGAAAAAATTTAAACATGAATGGTCACAATTAAAAGTTACAGAAAAAGATTATGAAGATCATTTAACGGGAATCAAATCAATTGGTATTCAACCATGTACCGATGATGGCACTGCAAGATTTGGTGCGATCGATGTAGATAAGTATCCAATTGATAGAGAACATTATTTAAAAACTATACAAGAAAAAAGTTTACCAATCATCCCTGTCCTGTCCAAAAGTGGTGGACTACATTTATATGTGTTCACCACTGAATTCGTAAAAGCAATAGAGATAAGACAGTTCTTAGAGCAAATGCTTTATGTATTTAAGTTAAATACTAAAACAGAAATATTTCCTAAACAAACAAGTTTACGTTCTTCAGATGAAAAAGGTAACAAAGCAAACGGTAACTTTATAAATCTTCCATACAATGCAGATGGTCGAAGAGCATTAGCACCTGATGGAACTGAAATGTCTCTGGATATGTTTGTAAAATGTATTGAGCTGAATGCAGTAAACAAAAAACAATTAAAAGATATACAAGAAAAAATTATTTCAGATGAATTAAAAGGTAGTGGAGAAGAATTTAATGATGGTCCACCTTGTCTTGGAGTTCTTACAAAAGAAATAATGACAGATGATAGAGATAGATTTTTATATAACTATATGGTGTTTGCTAAAAAGAAATACAAAGATAATTGGAAAGATAAGATAGTTGAAGCAGCTAGAAATTATTTTAAGTTTGATTCTAAATGGACAGATGATCATGTCAAAACAAAGATTAAAAGTTGGGACAAAGAAACAAAAGGTTATCAATGCAATGGAGAGTTATTATCTCCTGTATGTGTTAAACCCGTGTGTTTAAAAAGAAAGTTTGGAATCTTATCTGATGATAAACCTGTATGGCCTAGGATGTCAGCATTACAAAAAATAAATTATAAACCTACACCTGAATGGAAGTTTACTGTTGAAAGAGAAGATGGTGAAACAGTTCAAGTACATGCAAAAGATATTTATAAACTAGAGAGTCAAAAAGCATTGAGAGCATTGATGATGGAGCAAGCATTTGTAGTTCCACCAAATATAAAAGGTAATGACTTTATTGAAATAATGCAGTTATTATTTGACAAAGAAAAAGTAGAAACTATTGAACCAGTAGAGGGCACAAGTCCTATGGATATTTTGTTAAAGAATTTAGAGAAATATATTTATGGACCAAAAGCTACAACATATAAATCATTCGAAAGTGGTAAACCTTTGGTGGATGAAAATTACGCATGGTTTGTTTATGATGAGTTTTATTCTGATTTAAAAACCAGAGAATGGAAAACAGATCCGCAAAGAACTTCTAACATGATAAAAGAATTATTTAAAAGTGATGATAAAGATAAGAAAGCTTTGTTTAATAAACCAAAAAGATTTCCTGGTAAAGATAAAGACGATAACTATTTTCCTCCAATAAAAGTTCTTAAGATACCTTTACATATTTTTGAAGAAAGAAAACAGGTACAAGAGATTGTAGACTTCGAAGATGAAGAGGATATTATTTAATGATATATAAAATATATGGCCCTCCTGGTACGGGTAAAACATATAGATTGATATCAAGAGCCAAAGCCTACGCAAGAGTTGGAACACCATTACATAAGATAGGTTATTTTGCATTTACTAAAAAAGCTGCAGGTGAAGCAAAGAAAAGAATGCCAGCAGAAGATAAAAAACTACCATACTTTCAAACACTCCATTCATTTGCATTTAATATTTTAGGATTAAAAGAAGAGGATGTAATGCAACCATATCATTATGAAAGTTTTGGTAAAAAATTAAATGTGAAAGTAAAATACTATGACAGATATAATGAAGAAGAGACTAATTTTTTAACTTGCGACAATCCATACTTTCAATTGATACATAGATCTATTAACAGATGTGTAGATATAAGAGAAGAGTTTGATCGTGGAGAACATAATTCAAAAGAAGTTGAATGGGATATGTTGGACCACATATATAAAAATTATTTAGTATATAAAGACAAGAAAAAAATGATGGACTTTAATGATATGATAGAAATGTTGTTGAAGAAAGAAAGTAAAATTCCACAATTTGATGCAGTATTTATTGATGAAGCTCAGGATTTATCACCATTACAATGGAAGCTTTATGATAAACTAAAAGAAAAAAGTAAAGATATCTATCTTGCAGGGGATGATGACCAGGCTATCTTTGCCTGGGCTGGCGCTGATGTAAATAGATTTATTGATGAACCTGCAAAAGAAAAAGTATTACACAAATCTAGGAGGATATCTAAAGCCATACAAGAACAATCACAAATGTGTATAGAAAATATTGTGGGTAATAGAAAAGAAAAGAAATATTATCCAAGAGACTATGAAGGGTATTGTGAAGAAATTGCTAATCTAGATCAAATAGATTTGACTGAAGGTAAGTGGTTAATATTAACTAGAACAGTATCAAGACTAATAAAAATAGAAAAACAATTAATTAAAAAAAATTTATATTTCGAAAGTAACAGAGGAAAAAGCGTCAGGGTTCGGGCATATAATGCAATTAAAAAATACGAACTACTACAACAGGATATTAAGTTAGAAGAAAAAGATATTAAAGATATCAAAGAATTTACAGGAGAAAAATTTAATCTTAAAAAAGATTGGTATGAATCTTTTCAAAACATGGAACAAGAAGATAAAGATTATCTTTTAGGTTTAATTGAAGCAGGAGAAGATTTAAGTAAACCCGCTAGAATCTGGACATCAACTATTCATGCTATAAAAGGTGGTGAGCAAGATAATGTAATTTTATGTTTAGATATGGGAACTAAGATATTAAAAGCAATAAAGAAAAGTGAAGACAAAGCAGATGAGGAACATAGAGTATGGTATGTGGGAGTCACTCGTGCAAAAAATAATTTATACAAACTAAAAGCAAGAAAAAAACTAAAAGGATACAAACTATGACAGACAATAGTATATTTGAAAGTGCTAAGGGACCACAAGAAAAACAGATAGGGGGAAGTCATTATCGAAAATTTCATATTCAACCATATGAATTTATATCAAAGAATGACCTTTCTTTTTTTCAAGGCAATGTTATAAAGTATGTGTGCCGATATAAGAACAAGGCAGGCATACAAGATCTTGAGAAAATAATTCACTACTGTGAATTAGAAATTAAAACAATGAAAGACATGGGTAAAAAGAAATGATATTACCACAAACAGAATGGTTACAACCAAAAGAGTTTCCAGATTTATCTAAGCATGATGAGATAGCGATTGACTTAGAGACACGTGATCCAAACCTAAAGAAACTAGGTTCAGGATCAATTATAGGTATGGGAGAAGTTGTAGGCATAGCTGTAGCTGTAAAAGGTTGGAAAGCTTATTATCCAATTGCTCATGAAGAAGGACCTAACATGGATCGTAAACAAGTTTTAGATTGGTTTACAGATGTGTGTGCATTACCTTCTAAAAAAGTATTTCATAATGCAATGTATGACGTATGTTGGATACGTAAATTAGGTATAAAAATCAATGGTTTAATTATAGATACTATGATTGCAGCCAGTCTTATAGATGAAAATAGATTCTCTTATACATTAAATACTTTGTCTTGGGCTTTCTTGAAGAAAGGTAAGAACGAAGCAAAATTAACTCAAGCTGCAAAGTCAAGAGGATTAGATCCTAAAGCTGATATGTGGAGATTACCTGCTATGGAAGTTGGAGAGTATGCTGAAGCGGACGCTGAACTTACTTTAGAACTGTGGCAATATTTTAAAAAGAT